GATAGCGAAAAAGCAGAAATGATAAAATTCTTAGTAGATAGTGCTAAAGGCATTAACACTTCTAAGATTAACAAGGAGGTAATTCCAATGACAGAAGCAACAGCCGTATTAGATAATACAAAAGTTGAAGATGTAGAGGTCACTCCAGAGGCACAGCCAGCAGTTGAAGAAGTTGCAGTAGCAACAGATGCACCTGCAGTCGCTGAGGAAGCCCCAGTTGCTGAAGAAGCACCTGTAGCAGATACAGTCGATGGTGGTGCAGATTCTCCTGTTGCAGATGCAGCAGTAGAAGAAGAGAAGCCTGAAGATGCAACAGATGCAGTAGCAGATGTTGTTGAATCAATTAATGATGAAGTTGCTAAGGCAATTGCAGACATTAAGGATTCTCTTAATAATGCCTTTGGCGATCTTGCAACAACCGTTAAGTCTCTTCATGAGCAGGTTGGCGCAATAACGAAGTCTCTTGATACAGTAACAGGTGAGGTTAACAATATCAAGGGTAACTTTAATGAGTTTGGCAAGCGAGTAGATGCCGTAGTTGCAGACACCGCTTTCCGCAAGTCTGGCGATCTAGGCGAGATCGTGCAGTTTGAACCTGTAAAGGTTCAGAAATCCCTATGGGGCGGTCGTTTCCTCACATCTACCGACCTATTAAACTAAGATATAAAATCACTAGGAGGTGAACAATATGTCGGAACAAAATACAGAAATCGTAAAGAATTACCCTGGATCACCAACTGAATCACACGCCCACAACGGCGATGGTTCTTTTGCGTCTGGAGCAATCGGTAGTGCAACCACTACAGATGCTAACGGTAACCTTACACCCGCTGCTTCGCTTGGTAACATTGCCACTGCGAACTTCGGAACAACTGCTGGCGCAAACGCTGTAAATCCAACTGGAACACCAGGTGGTATTCTTGCACCAGAGCAGGCTCGTCGCTTCATCGACTACGTGTGGGATGCAACAGTTCTCGCCAAAGACGGTCGTAAAGTTACAATGCGTGCTAACACTATGGAACTTGAGAAAGTTAACGTAGGAGAGCGTGTTATCCGTGCTGCTGCTCAGGCACAGCCAGATTTCACAAACGCAGGTGCCACATTTACAAAGGTTGAACTTACCACAAAGAAGATTCGTCTTGACTGGGAAGTTTCAGCAGAAGCACTTGAAGACAATATTGAAGGTGGAGCACTTGAAGATCATCTAGTTCGCTTGATGACCAATGCTTTCGCTAATGATATTGAAGACCTCGCTATTAATGGCGATGGTACAACAGGCGCATTCCTTTCAATCATGGAAGGTTTCGTCGACAAGGTAACAGGCGGTTCAGATGCTCACGAAGCAGTTGTAACTGTTTCAAATGACGCTTGGACAACAGCAGCAATGCAGGATATCATCTTGGCTCTGCCACGTAAGTATCGTGCACTAAAGGCTGGTCTAAAGTTCTATGCTGGTACAGATGCATTCCAAGGTATCGTTGCAAACAACGGTACACTTGCTGATGCAATCGCAGAAGCCTTTGTTAACAAGGGTCCAGGCACAGAAGCAAATCGTCAAGGATACCTTGATGGCAATGCACAGACATTCGGTGGAGCACGTACAACTCGTGTTCTAGGAATTGATGTAATGGAAGTACCTTACTACCCTGCAGGTTATGTCGACTTGACATTCCCACAGAACCGTGTATGGGGCTTCCAACGTGATATCACAGTAAATCGTGAATACGTTGCTAAGAAGGACACCATCGAATACACAGTATTCGTTCGTTTTGGCGTACAATGGGAAGAACTTGATGCAGTCGCTTATGCGGATGCAGCATCAGAATCCTAATCTGTAACCAACTTGGAGGGGGAGTAGACTAAACATCTGCTCCCCTTCTTCACATTCTGGTATAATAACTTAGGAGGATAAATGTCTATCATTGAAGAATTATCAAACAAAACAGTCTTTGAGTTAAAGTCTTATGCCAAGGCAAAGAACATTGACATTTATGGATCTAAGACTAAGTTAGAGATCTTAGAAGTTATTGCTAGTTGGATTCCAAAAGATGAAATAGAGCCAGTAGTAACCTCAAAGCCAGTCGTTGAAAAGGTAGCCGTACACTCAGCACGCAACCTACATTGGAATGGCTTAGGCGCTCTTAAAATAGGCTACAATATTATCTCTGCAAAAGATGCAGACAAGTGGGCAACTCACAAGGCAGTTCGCATTGCGACTCCTGAAGAAGTAGCCAGTTATTATGGTAAATAATGTTAATTCTTAGACTACCCCCATATCCAATTTCAGTCACTTATACAGTGCCACAAGCCAGCACTCAATATAAGTTTATTATTGAAGATGTTGAAAACCAGATAGTTGTTGAAAATGCTGTGACATCAACAGTAGGATCGAAAGTAACTCTAGAACTTTCACCAGAATTTTCTAAGTATGACAAGGCTTATTCCCTTGCTATATACAAAGTACTTAGTGGAGGAGTTCTTGCAGATGAGCCAGTCGTAGAAGATAACCTAGATATTTCTAGACCATATGTAGATCCAAAAACACTTGCTACAGGGGCAACAGATATTGCTGCTTACACGCAATACGAATCTCTTGCTAGAGCAATCATTGACTCAATCACTGGTGGCTTTTATCTTAACAAGACATACATAGAGGTTGTAGGACAAGGAACAGACTATGTACCACTTTGGGATAAAACACATAAAATTTTGAAGGTATATGAGAATGCAGAACTAGTTTACGATGTTGATGATGAAGATGGACCAGCCCTTGGAGCATATAACTATCTAATAACAAAAGATAAATCAGCAATAACCAAAGACCCAGTTCAACCTACAGATTCTTTAAACCGTGCTGAAAGAAGATACGCAAGAATCCCAGTTGCTCCATCAGATTCTATTAGTATGTTTGATACAGAAGATAGCGGAAACACAGCAACCATCGTTCCTGGAGTAGGATTCCCTGAAGGAACAGATTATATTTTCCAGGTAGAGACTGGATACAGAGTAGTTCCTTATGATATTAAAGATGCAACAGAAATCCTTATTGAAGATATTCGTTGTGGCAAACTAGACTATTACAAGAGATATGTTAAGATTTATGAAACAGACCAATTCAAGATTGACTTTGATACAAAGCAATTTGATGGAACAGGTAACATCCTTGTAGATAAGATTTTAAAGAGATATACAAACTCAACCCCAAGACTTAGGATTTTATAATGCAAGAGTGCGATGACTGCACCGATTTCATTTATCCAATGAGAGCAGACCTTTACTATCCAATTCTTACACAGACTGAATATGGTCAAGCAAGCAAAGAGTGGGTATTTGATAGGGTTATTGTTTTAAATGCTACCCCCGTTGGTGGGCTAAGTAAAGAAGAAATATCTCCAGCCGCTTTTCTTCAGTATGAGAATAAGTTGATTGGGCGAGTAAAAAAAGATCCTAGAATATCTTCTAACGAAGTAAACAATGCAATAACAAACATACTTATTGCAAATATACGAAATGGCTCTGACGAATTAATCTATAAAGAAACTGCAGGCCCAAGAAGCGGTAGAGGCACGCTATATGAATTAGGTACAGTAGAACCAATGACAGGACCTTTTGGCTCCGTAGAGTACTTTAAAATGCTTCTACGTAGGACTGAAAACCAATCAGTAGGAGACTAATGAAGGCCGTATTTGAAGCAAAGGCTTTTCAAAAACAACTGGATAACATTGTTGAATACTCTATAGGATTTTTAGATGGAGCAAAAAACGGTAAGAAGGTTCTTCTTGACAACATTGCTAAAGGAACTATCCCTACACTGGAAAACTATATAGATATTGAAGCAAGGTCAAACCCAGAAGCACTACACCACGTTTATGAGTGGTATCAAACTGGATCTCCAAATGCAAGATTATTTAATATAACTTATACAATTAGTAATGTAGGGCTATCAATTAACTCTAACTTTAAACAATCTCAGTCTTTGGCAGATGGGGCCTCAACTCCTTTTGCCTCAAAAACAAAGGTAATGGAAGATGGCAGGACTGTCATAATCAAACCACGCAATGGACAAGTACTGGCATTTGAAGATGGTGGAGAAATGATCTACACAAAGAAGAATGTTGTCGTTCGTAATCCTGGAGGAGATGAAGTAGAAGGTGCTTATGAGAGAGTCTTTGACGAGTTCTTTAGAGTTTACTTTACTCAGGCTTTTTTAAGATCAAGCGGTATTGCGAAATACCTAAGCAACCCTACAGCCTATAAGAATAACTTTGCTGCTGGCTCTAGGGCTGGAAGAGGCAAAGGTTTGGATACTGGATTTAAGTGGATTGCTAATGCAAAGATTGGTGTAGAATAGAGACATGCCTGATTTAAACATATCCGAGGAAACATCATTTCCCCCTGCACTTTTGAATGGGTATATCTTGGCTCAACTAGATAGGTTTGGAATTACTAATAGTACAGTTAGTCAGATGAGTCCAATATTTCCTACAGCCCCAGGGAACATAGAAGAAGTATTTAAAAACTATATTGATGCTCCTAATGTACAGGATCCACTATTCATACAATACGAAACCCTAGCAAGATTAAGAACATCACCTTTTTACCCAAAAAAGACTGAACAGTTGGTTTACTATGTTTACACAACTAATCAGTCTAAACTAATGGATGCTATGAGAGTAATCAAGGCAGCCTTAGATCGTGAAGACGCTTCAGCACAAGATGTAAACAAATGGGCACAAGATTCATATACGGGTACAGTTACCGCATCATTCCACTACACACGGGTTTTCCACATAGATGAGAGCAGGGACCTCCTAGAACTAGGGTCTGCAAGAACGGTATTTAAGAATAAGATTATTATTCAATATTGCTACCACGCTAAAGATCCCCTAGACTCCTTATATAATTAAAAACACTGTTATAATAATACAGAGGAAACAAACGCCAAACAACTTAATATCTATCTTGAGAAAGAGGTGAAAATATGGCATATAGTCGTGGTTCGTCATCCAACATTATCGTTGGTGCTGCAGCAATGTTCGTTGCAGATACAACCCTTACTCCAGCAACACTGGAGACATTCGTAGGAGCAGAATCTTTTAGAGAAACTCTTGCCGATGATGCAACCTACACAAACGTAGGTTACACTATGAACGGTCTTGAACTGCAGTTCCAACCAGACTTCGGTGAAGTTCAGGTTGACCAGATTCTTGACGTTGCTAAATTATACAAGCAGGGAATGCAAGTTAACCTTGCAACTGCTTTCGCTGAAGCAACACTAGAAAATCTTCTACTTGCTTTAGCATTCAGCGATGACCAACTTACAGGTAACAAATCAACTTCAAACGGACGTACTATGAACTTGTCTGCTGGAGAACTTGGTGAGTGCCCAGTTGAGCGTGGTATCGTTGCAGTAGGTCCAGGAACAGGTGATTGCGCTAATTCTTCAACAGTAGAGCGTGTATACACAGCATACCGTGCACTTTCAATTGAAAATGTTACAGTATCTGCAAAGCGTGATGAGGCTTCAATGTTTGAAGTATCATTCCGTCTCCTTCCAGAGGACGTATCTGGCTCATACGGTAAGATCGTAGATCGT